AGGAAAATACCTTCAAGTGGATGCCACAGGGTTCTCAATAGCTACAGATAGCACCACTGACCAAAGAGGATATTTATTAACTGATAATTTAACAGGGCAACAAACACTACAATACCCAGACGCATCAGGTACAATAGCGTTAACAACAGACGACCCAAGACCATACAAAGTTTACACAGCGTTAATTTCTCAAAGTGGTTCTACTCCAGCAGATGTACCAACAGCAATAGTTTTAGAGAATACTTTAGGAGGTACAATAACTTGGACAAGAGATAGCGTAGGCACTTATATAGGTAATTGTTCAATAACAGGGTTCACCACTGATAAAACAGTAGCATCTATTCAGCATAATAATGATGCCACATATACAGCAGGGTCTAATACAGTTTTTTACAGTTTTGATAGTCGGACAACAGGAACTTGTCGATTGGAGGCTATAAATCAAAGTGGCACTGCGGTAGATTCCACCTTAAAAAGAGCAACAGTAGAAATAAGAGTTTACAATTAATAAAAAGGGGGCAGCTCTAACCCGCTGTCCCTCTTAATAAAAACAGAGGTGTGCTAATAATTTGTATTTTTGTATTAAATTTAAAATGAATACAATTATGAAGATTATAAGAAAGATATCAGTAGGCAGAGACTACCCAAACGGGTCGATACATTATCAGGTTGGAAAGGAGATAAACCTACTAGGTCAGATGTACACAATATCCTCAATCATGCTAGAGCACGTAGAGGGAGATAAGCTGGGGTACAACATATACATAGAGAGCCAAGAGGTTGGTACGATGCTATGGAAGACTATAATAGACATGCCTATACATATAGAGAATGATATAACCTTCATGTAATGACTATAAACTATATAATAGTAGAGGTTGATGATGCATACAAGAACGAGATAGATGGGTTGGTGGTCAACTCGACTATTGAAAGTGTGGCTCACATCAACAGGGTAGCTAAGGTTGTAGAAGCCCCAAGCTTCACTATCATAGAGAAGGGTGATGAGGTTGTGGTACACCATAACATGTTTAGGCTTAGAAATGGCTTAAGGGGTAAGAGGGTGTCATCAAACTACCACCTAGAGGGTAACAGGTACTTCATACCACTAACAGAGGTGTTTATGTACAGACGTGGTGGTGAGTGGCAGGCTATCAGACCCTTTGTGTTTGTTGAACCTATCAAGCAGGAGGATGAAGTAATAGGTAGGGTAATAATCAACAGTGATAATGCAAAGAGTCACAATGGGATGGTTAAGCTACAGGGTATTATAAAGTACCCTAACGATGAGTTAACAAGAAGGGGTGTAAGCGTTGGTGATAAGGTGGTGTTCTCTTATTGGAGTGAGTACGAGTTTAACATAGACGGTGAGACCTTATATAAGATGTCAACAAACGATATCTTGGCTGTAATATGATAGGATTAAGCTCGGACATAAAACTAGCACTAGACACTGTAATAGAGGGTCTAGAGTACAGGTTCAATGATGACGACCTTCTCAATCCAGAGAAGATGCAGATTATCATGAAGTCTAAGGTATCCTCATTCAAGTCGGCTAAGGATATACTAATGAGGTGGTCGGGGTCGCCTAACGCACCTACACATGAGATACTGGTAGAGTACGTTAAGGGTGTTATACACGCAGGAGACAAGGCTTTACTTACACTAAGACACGCACTTAGACAGAAGATTGACTACACAGAGTTAGACGCAACAAGCCACAACCAAGCCATAGCAGCTAAGTCATTTATACTAGAGTCTGTATTCGACCTAGATAAGGCTTTAATTGACTTAAGAAATAAGCTAGAGGATGGTAACCTAGACCTTTCAGACAAGGAGTTTAAGCTAGGATACCCAGAGGTCTACGCTAAGAAGGCTAGCTACAACATAAAGAACTACTTTAAGGACTGGTATAACGAAGATACCGACGGAGTAAATATATGCCCACACTCTACAGTAGGTGAGACGATAGTTCTACAGGACTTATCTATCACACTACCAGAAGAGCCAGAGGACAAGACTAAGATACTGTTCCATAACCTGCCTCAGAAGAAGCAGCACTGGGTAAGACAGCAAGCACCAGAGGAGATTAACCCAGACAATGTAGAGCTCTGGGATGAGTACATTAAAGAGGAGTACAGGAGACGTAGAGAGGGTCTTTGGTTCTACAACAACGGAGAGGCTGTATACCTAACAGGTCACCACTACTTTGCATTACAGTGGTGTGCCATGCTGGATAACGGTGGCTACATGGACTTTAGGGTTGCACAGTTAAAGATGTTCTACCACATACAGGCGTGTATCACAGATAAGAGATGCCTAGGTCAGTTGTTTGTTAAGTCAAGACGTACAGGGTTTACGTACGCTGTACTATGTGTACTACTTAACCAAGCCACTACAACACCTAACAGTAAGTTCGGTATGACCTCTAAGTCAGGGGATGATGTACAAGAGGCGTTTGACAAGATGTCATACATGTTCCTATCCCTACCGTTCTATTTTAGACCTGTCGTGAGAGGCAAGGAGGATAGCCCTAACGAGCTTTTCTTTGGTAAACCATCTAACAACTCCAAGGAGGCTAAGAAGACTCGTAATACAGGCATTAAAGACTATTTAAACACTAGTATAGACCACAGACCAACTAAGAATGATTCATATGACTCGGTGAAGTTAGATGGGTACTTAGGGGATGAGGCTGCTAAGTGGATGAAGCCACATGATTATATCGTCCATCTAGGTATGGTAGCTCCAACAATGATGCCTAACGGTAAGGTTGTAGGTAAGGCTTACATAGGTTCAACTATGGGAGCTAGAGCTAAGGGTGGTGACCAGTACGTGGAGATGATAAACGGCTCTCAGGTTAGTAAAAGAAACGTTATAACCAAGAAGACCTCAACAGGTCTTTATATGTACTTCCTACCTGCACAGGATAATATGGAGGAGTACACGGATAAGTACGGCAAGTGTCATGTACTTAAGCCAGAGGTTAAGACATATAACATATCAGGAGAACTCATAGAGAGAGGCTCTATTGAATACTTATTGGCTGTAGAGGAGCAGAAGAAGGCTCAGTCAGATAAGGCTCTTAACGAGCAGCTGAGGACGTATCCGAGGACGTTAGAGCATGCCCTTAGGGATGAAGAATCTCAGTGTGTGTTTAACATCAATAAACTATACGAACAGATTGACTACGACGCTACACTACCAGAGGAGTCTCTATACACTAGGGGTAACTTCAAGTGGAGGAGTGGTGTGGTTGACACGGATGTAGAGTTCTACCCAGACGATAAGGGTAGGTTTAAGATATCTTGGATGCCCTCAAAGGTTGATAATACAGAGGACTTAAAGAACGCTGTTAAGAGGCTAGGAGAGAAGTACTACCCACTTAACTTAGAGTGTGTAAGGTTGGGGTGTGACCCCTTTTCATTAAAGTCTACACACGGTAAGGGTTCAAAGGGTGGTATACATGGAAAGACTATTGTAAGCCCAGATGGTGGAGCACCCTCTAACAAGTTTGTTCTGGAGTATCTAGCCAGACCTACTGATGAGACCGTGTTCTTTGAGGACGTTATTATGTGCTGTAGGTTCTATGGTGCACCAATACTAGTGGAGTCTAATAGGATTGACCTGCTACGTCACATGAGGAATAGAGGGTATAGAGCGTTCTGTATGGATAGGTTGGATAGACCTAAGTCTAAGCTAAACCCTAATGAGTTAGAGTATGGTGGTCAGGTGATGTCAGGTAAGGATATACTAGACTCGCATATGAACGCTATAGGTCTGTGGGTTGAGAACTACGTAGGGGTCTATAATAATGAAGAGCAGAAGGTAAGACCTCAGGGAGAGATGGGTGATATGCCTTTCGATGAGACGCTTAAGGATTGGCTAGCGTTCAACCCAGATAAGAGGACTGAGTATGATGCAACAATCTCTAGTGGACTAGCAATAATGGCTTGTCATACAGAGCGTTATAGAGGTAAGAAGGAAGTAGTAAAGAGAATACACGTAAAGAGTCTATTAAAGAAATATAACAACAAGGGTGCGATAGGCAGCCAAGTAACAATGAAAAATAGTAATTATGCAAAATAAGAAAATGTTAACCAAGAGGTCTTACCCTAACCCTCTAGCACCAGATGAGGAGAAGATTACTGAAGAGTACGGACTAAGCATGGCTAAGGCTATCGAGTATGAGTGGTGGTACAGACCTAACGGTAGTATGTGTAACTTCTTAGACAAGCGTCAGCAGTACCATAACCTTAGGCTATATGCCAGAGGTGAGCAGGACACTAAGTTGTATAAGGATTTAATTACAGGTGGTGATGAGGAGTCTTACAGTAACTACGACTGGAGACCTCTTCAGATTGTACCTAAGTTTGTAAAGCTGCTATCTAATCAGATGACTGAGAGGCTGTTTGATATAAAGGCAGACGCTGTTGATAAGTACTCCACAAACCTTAAGGAGGACTACAAGGCTAGTATACAGAGTCTTATGGACACCCTACCAACTATGAGAGCTGCAGAGGAGGCTCTAGGTGTTAGTGTTGTACCACCAAACGCTGATGAGATTCCAGAGACAGAGGAGGAGTTGGATTTATATATGAAGCTAAAGTACAAGCCTGCTATTGAGATTGCAGCAGAGGAGGCTATAAAGTATACACTAGAGCTTAACGACTTTGATGAGACCCAGTCTAGGGTTATAGAGGATGTAGCTACATTAGGTGTAGGTGCTGTTAAGCATAGAACAGACCCTAACAAGGGTATCGTCATTGACTGGGTAGACCCTGCGGACTGTGTACACTCTTATGCTAAGCATAGGAACTACAAGAAGGTACACTACTTCGGAGAGGTTGAGAGAATGACTGTCAATGAACTAAAGAGGTTATCTAACGGTAAGTTCTCAGATGAAGAGCTTCTAGAGATTGGGGCTAGTACAAGTGAGTGGAACAAGTACCACCAGACAGGGCAGTCTGATAACTTCAGAGAGAGCGACTTAGCTGGTAGTATGGTTGACGTACTGCACTTCACATTCAAGTCTACAAAGACACTATCATACAAGAAGAAGTACACAGCTAACGGTGGCTTTAAGATGACTAAGAGGGAGAGTACCTTTAAGAAGAAGAACAACGCTAAGGGGTTCGATGTATCTAAGAAGGTTATAGACGTATGGTACGAGGGTTCTTTAATACTAGGGACTGACAAGGTATTTAACTACAAGCTTTGTGAGAACATGATTAGACCTAAGGGCTACCTAAACAAGACGTTACCTAACTACTTATTCTACTCACCAGATTTATATCAGGGTAGGACTAAGAGTCTTATTGGAAACATTATACCCTACGTAGACCAGATGCAGCAGATTCATATCAAGCTACAGCAGCTTATTGCTAAGTCTAGACCTAACGGGGTGTTCATTGATGTGGATGGCTTGAGTGAGATAGACATGGGAGACGGTAGCTTCTTAACACCGCTTGAGGTTATTAAGATTTATGATGAGACTGGTAATGTACTAGGTACTTCTAAGGATTACGCTGGAGAGTACAACCACGGTAAAGAACCAATTAGAGAGCTAAAGAATGGTATAGTAGATGGTCTTGACAGACTAATCTCTGCATACAACCACTACCTTACACTACTTAGAGATGCTATTGGTGTACCAGTGGGAGCTGATGCATCAACACCAAACCCTAAGATGGCTGTAGGTGTACAGGAGCAGTTAGCTTTAAACTCTAACACGGCTACCAGACACATACTAGACTCAGTACTTAATATTAGCGAGAGGCTTGGAGAGGGACTATCTCTAAGGCTTAAGGATATCTTTGAGTACTCGAACCTAAAGGAGGCTTACACAAACGCTATAGGTAGGGTTAATGTACAGACGCTAAAGGCGTTAAAGAACTACCACCTACACGACTTAGGTATCATTATAACCCTTAGACCAGATGCTCAGGACAAGCAGTACCTAGAGCAGAATATACAGGCAGCTGTATCTAAGGATAGTATAACAGTAGACGACGCTCAGGATATTAGAACCATATCCAACATTAAGCTAGCTAACGCATTACTTAAGACCAGAAGGGTTAAGAGGGACAAGCTTAAGCGTGAGCAGGAGATGCAGAAGATTGAGAAGAACAACGAAGGTCAGCTACAGGTTACTCAGGCAGCTTCACAGGGCAAGCAGCAGGAGATTCAAGTTACTACACAGTCCGAGCTTGCTAAGATAAAGGCTAAGACTCAGGGCAGACTAGCTGAGATAAAGGCAGAAGAGGAGGCTAAGATGAGGCTGATGGAGAAGGAGTTCAACTACAACATGCAGATTAAGGGTGCTGAGACAGACCTAGCTAACGACCAGAAGAGGTACGATAACGACAGGAAGGACTCAAGGCAGAGGGAGCAGAATTCAGCCACATCTAAGATAGCAGAGCAGAAGCAGTTCAATAAGCCAGCTATGAATTTTGAGTCAGCAAACGACTCAATATCTGGAAACATAGGTATGGAGGACGTTAACGTGTCCTAAAAAACGACCATACGCTTTTTTTCGTATATTTGCAAGTATAAATAGTTAAATAAAATATAAAATTACAACAGTATGAAAACAGGAGGATATAGAGACAATTCCAACTCAAGTATGGACATTGACTTAAGTGGAGAGGTACAAGACACGAGTGGAGAAGCACCTGCACCAGATGCAGTAGCTGCAGCAGCAGAGTCAGAGCCTAGCACTCCAGTAATACAGGACACATCAAATGAAATCCAAGAGACTGGACAGTTTGATGTTCCACCAACAGTAACTGAAACTGCATTGAATGCAGATGAGGATAAACGTTCTTTAAATACAGACTCTGAACCAGTCGCTAATGAATTAAGTAAGCCAGTAGTTGAGAATACTCCTGTCGAGATTAGTGAGGAACTACACCTTAAGTACCTAAGCGAGAAGCTAGGGAGAGAGGTGACAGGTTTCGATGAACTAACCAAGACCGAGAGTAGTCCACTTGACTCTGACCCTTACTTGAAGGAGTTAGCTGAATGGAGAGACAAGACGGGTAGACCGATAGAGGACTGGATTAAATTTCAAAAGGATTACACCACAGTGTCGGACGCTGATATTGCAAGAGAGTTTCTGCAGATTGAGTTTCCCGAACTAACACAGGATGAAATCGAGTTAGAAGTTTCCCAGAAGTTCTTATCATCGGAAGATGACTTTGACAACGAGATAGCGATTAAGAATCTAGAGCTTAAGAAGTATGCGTCAAAGGGTCGTAAGGAGTTAAATAAGTTAGTTTCTGACTTAGGTAACCCCAATCCAGCTAATCTTACACCAGAGCACCAACAAGATTTAGCTATCGCTAAAGAGTACAAGGAGCTGAAGGCTCAAAGCGTTGTAGACAATAAGACTTACAGCGAAACAATAGCCAACAGTGCTGCCGAGTTAAAGACTATTAAGTTGAACTTAGCAGAGAATGTATCTTTAGATTATAGGCTACCAGACAACTACTCTGGTGAGATAGTAAAGATGGTACAGGAAGCCCCGCATTGGAAGAATGAGGATGGCTCTTGGAATCATCAAGCAATTGTTAAGGATGCTGCTATAGTGCAGAACATGGACAAGATGCTACAGCTAGCTTACGAGCAGGGAAAGAGTTCTGGTGCAGATACAGTAGTTCGAGAGACTAAGAACATTACCTTGGACAGGAGAGGCTCTAATGAGTCAGCTCTACCACAGGGTAACAACGGAGTACAGATTGAAGGACTGGATAACTATTTAGGTAACAAGGGAATGAAGATTATCCGAGGTAGATAAAACAGATAATAATAACATAGATAAATTTTATAATAATGGCATTAAATGCATCACCAAGTGCGAAGGTAACACCTACTTCTACTAAAGCAGTATTGAAGACTAACTACATCTCTTTATTTGATTATTCAAGTCAAGAAGCACCAGAAACTCACGACCAAATAGCTACCATTTATGGTAAGCAGTCTGTATCTGGAATGCTTTACATGCTTGGAGCAGAGGGTGGTTTCGCATCAGATAAGTATATATGGACTGAGGAAGGTCGTCTACACACAGTGTACAATGACGTAACTCGTTCTGGAAACGTATTCTCTAAAGCAGGGCACGTATTCCGTTTAAATGAAACAGTACATCTTTCGGATGGTTCTGTAAAACGTAGAGGTATCATTATAGCTGTGGATGACGCAGCAGGTACTTTTGAGGTAGCACCTTACAAATCAGCAGGTTTTACTGCGTTAGGTACAACAGCTATCACAGCGTTTGTAGATGGTTCTGAGTACCGTAAGGGTACTAATGGAGCTCAGGGGTCTTTAGAGACTGACTTCACAATCTTAGACAACAAGCCTATCATCTTGAAGGATAAGTATGAGGTTAATGGTTCTGACGCAACTCAAATTGGTTGGGTTAAGACATCTGCAGGAGGGTACTTATGGTACTTAGAGTCTGAAAAAGACACTCGTAGACGTTGGGAAGATAGATTAGAGACTTCTTTAATCTTAGGAGAGAAGGCAGAGAATGGTTCTGCTGCACAGGCTAACGGCTATGCAGGTACAGAAGGTTTCTTTGAAGCCATCCGTAAGAGAGGTAACACATACGCAGGTATCTTAACTGACATCTCTGATGTTGATGATGTTGTGAAACGTTTCGACGCACAGGGTAAGATTCAAGACTATATGTTCTACGTAGATAGAGAACAGTCTTTAGGTATCGACAATATGTTAGGAGCATTAAACGCAGGATGGGATGGTGGCATCTCTTACGGAATGTTTGATAACGACAAGGACATGGCTGTAAACTTAGGTTTCAAAGGGTTCACTAGAGGTTCTTATAACTTCTTCAAGACTGACTGGAAACTGTTAAATGACCCTACATTGTTAGGTTCAGTAGCAGCAGCAGCTGGTAAGATTCGTGGAGCTTTAATCCCAGTTGGGACTAAGGAGGTTTACGAGGGTGAGTACAACGGTAACGGTGGAGGTGAGAAAATCACTGTACCATTCTTACAGTCTAAGTACAGAGTAGCGGGAGCAGAGAATCGTAAATACAAAACTTGGGTAACAGGTACTGTAGGTGGGGTTTACACTGACGACGAGGATGTAATGAAAGTTCATCACTTATCTGAAAGAATGCTTTGTACTACAGGTGCAAACAACTTCATGTTATTTGAAGGAG